AAATAAGATGTATAAGAAACACCGGATACGGATTTAACTGCCGCTTTTGGTAAATTAAAAATCAAACTAGAAATTTGATTTTTATTTACTATATTTGTCTCAATAACCCGGCCGGTTGCACCAGAAGGAGCAGTAATACTATCACCATTGACAGGAACTTTAAGATCAGAAAGATCATGTTTAATCACATATAAAAAACCAGTAATACGAGAAAAACTTCTCACCTTTGCTTTTCTCGTCGTGCCAAATGAAATAATTTCATCCGTTTCAAAATCAGTAGCAGAAGTTGTAGAAACAGTAAGTCGGTGTAAAACCGACATAGTTCCGCCAGTAAATGATATTCTTGCTATATCTGATAAACTTGTTTCTGGTGCAGTAAATTTAATTTCTGTTAGATATAAAGTATAAATGTTTTCTGCAAGAGAAGCGCCAGCCGATTCTTTAAAATCTAACATCAAAGCATTTGCTGTGCCCAGGGCGACACCACCAGTTAATCTACTCCAGAATGTCAATGTTGCTTGTGTTTTAAAGTCTGGAAGTCCAGCAATATCAGTAACTGTAAGATATTGGCCAAAAGAAGGGATAAGGTTTACTACATTGGTCTTTAAATGAGCTGCAGTTCTAGCTTTATCTACAACTATCTCTTTGTGAGCAAAAATCTCTGTTTCATAACCGTTTACATAAGCCTTGCCGGCGCTCGCAGTGAGGATAAATTTAGATAGATCACCATATGCATATCTTCCGTTATTGTAAGCAGTTTTAAAATGCTCCCTAGCAGTAACGTCCATACCTCTAACAACATAATCACCAGATTCATCATAAGTTCTTCTAGCTAGATTTTTTTCTAACTCCGAATATTTTGAATATCGTAGATGCTCGAGCAATTCACCATTTTCATATCTCATTAATTCAATATAATCATCACCAAATGAAGTACCAAGAGGTAGAGTGACCAATGTTAGTGTGATTTTTAATCTATCAGCGCCTGGTGCTGAATAATTATAAGAACCTTGAGCTGGATCCAACAACGTACTGTCATCATTCGCGTTGACTATACTTTCTGTAATCTTCAGTAAAACGTGGCATGAAGGTACTGTAGAATATTTAGAAATGACTACCGTCTGTGGGTTTACATTCGCAAATGTACCGTTCACAAAGAAAACACCTTTACTTACGGATGCCAGAACAGATGGGCCGGTAGGAGATGTTAAAGACACAAGTATGTTATCAAAACCATTACTTATGCGTTCTCCCGGAATAAAAAATTTCTGGCCTGGAAGACCAAGTGATGTAAGACCCGTATTATAGTAAGTTACATATAGAACCGCTGGATCCGTTGCGGTGGGTTGAGTAGCAAATTTTACGTACGCTCTAAGACCAGAATTTTCACCGACTAAAGTTTGGCCGACAAAACCTGTTACATCGAAGTCGGTTGTTTGGATTTTAACATATGACACATGGAAGTCTGTTGTTGAATTTCCGGGCATAACAACAGACCCATGTTTAAAGACATGGCCACCAAATTGGGCAATTTGATTTCTTAAGATACTTTGTGATTGAGTAAGTTCTCGAGCTTGTACCGAAACACCAGGTTTAAAAAGAATCTGATGATAATCAGATGCTGGATCATAGTCATCATAGTATGGTGCGACCGAAAGATTTGTTGTCATATTAAACCGTTATAAATGTTTTTATGATGAATGTTTGATCTGCGGTAAAACTAAATTGATTTTCCGCTGACGCAAAGAGAAGATCCCCAGAATATTTATCAACTATTGGTGTGTATAATGATTCTGTAGCTGTATAAGTTCTGAGAACGGAAAGTTCAGCACTATACGTACCGACACCTTGTGAATAACCATAGCCAATCTGTTGGAGTGTTACAATATTTAATCCGTCTAAGAATTCAATTGATACTACTCTATATCTTTTTGACTCTTTAACAAGAACCTCGTCTTTAACTAAATCTACAACTGAGCTAAAAACTAATCTGTGAGCAATTAGATTATTCTGAACCCTGATAAATTCACCCGTTAACAAATTAGTTGGATTTTTCAAAAGACCGAAATATCTAAATTCTTGATTGATACCAATGATCGTTGGATCTTCCTTAATAGCATTAGAAAAAGCTACAGTTCTGGAACCAAGTTCTTTCACGGCGTCACGGCCGTGACCGTATTTTGGAGGTAATATTGCATAAGCAACACAGTCTACTGGGGTACCTATCGCTGCGCGTTGTGGATCCGTTATAACAATGTTTGCATATGTATAATCGGATCCAAATTTCAACATCGTAATCTTGCCGATCCCACCATCAACTATATCAAATGTTGCTGTGGCACCCGTACCATCACCTTCTATTGTAAGTTGTGTGGTCGATGTATAATTTGTGCCGGGTTCTGTAACTACTACGGCGTATATAGCACCAGGAACTGAGGCCTGTTCGACTATATATTGATCTGAATTAAAATCTGATGATGCCAAGACTGGAGTAATTTTTGCAGGTCTAATTAATTCCAATGTTGATGAGATATCTATAATAACACTAGTATAATTTTTCCCCGGATCATTGATAACGACATCAATAATTGACCCATTATAGATAACAGGTGTTAAAGAAGCATTAGTACCATCACCAAAAACAGAAATTAAAACCGATGACCCAGGGTCATAACCAGTTCCTTTGTCTAAAATATTTACTTGCACTACCGAACCTTGATAAACAACAGCGGAAAGTAAAGCAGTAGCATTACCATAAACACCTGTACCTTGTGCCGCATTTATAATCAATGGTACTGATCCAACGTACCCGATGCCCGGGTCCATTATGGTAACATTCACAAAAGAACCACCTCTTGCAATACCTTCTGAGTCGGTATAATTTTTACTGATTGATGGTATAAGCAACAAACCACCAACAAGAAAATTAATCTTATCACCCTGTGTATAAGATTCTCCGGAAGTTTTAATCTGGATCGAAGATATTTGTCCGCCAACTATAGTAGCAGTCAGTTCTCCATCTACCCCAGTTTTAGAATCAATTGTGAGTTTTACTCCACCAATATAATCGGTCCCAACATTTGTGATCCGTACGGATGTAATCTGGCCAGCAGAATTAACATTGATATATCCGGCAGCACCAGAGCCATGGGGAATAGCTGAGGTTGTTATGGTAACTGCAGGGGCACCAACATAGCCAGCACCACCATCCTCAACAATGACATTACTAACCGAGCCATTATTATAAAAACTATCACTCAATGCCGTTTGTACTGGTATATAATAGTACGACATAAATCTATTTCTTTTGAAAATAGGTATATTGTACATATATTTCCAAATATAACCATCACCTAATCTAAACGGAGATGTAGACTTACCTACAGGCTTTACAGTAGATATAGAATCGGAGTCATTGGATAGACATTTGTATACGTTGTACTCCGGTGTCACAACATAGTACTTTAATTCAGACATATCCTTAGTATGATCATATTGGGACCAGATCATATCTGGTTCCCACAAATTTCTTCTTGTCACCAAAGAAATATCAGTGGGAGTGATTTTATTGATATAGATAATTCCAGATCTTATTTCCGAATTTTGTTCATCAGAATCTGCTAAATTTTCATCAACATAAGTATCAATTTCGCCCCAGGGTTCTATTTTCCCAAGGAAAAAATAATAATTTGAGCGCTGATACTGTATCTCTTTGATAATAGTATCAGCTACACTAAAATGTAAACCAGAGCGAATTGAACTTGACATATTAGTTAAAAGTAATTGTCCAGTTAATAGTCAAAGTGTCTAAAGTATCCTTATATACGGAATTAAACACCGTGCGAGCTAACATAGAACCACCAGTGAGAGCATTAAAAATGCCAGCTTCTGTAACAGAACCGGTGCTATTACCGGGTGCAAATGTTGCTGAATATGTAACTGTATTGACTGATCCAGTACCACCAGTAACGGTTACTGTTGGTCTAGTTGAGGCATAAGGTGTACCAAGAGTGGTATCACCAGCCACGGCTGCTACCACACCGGAGCCCAGAGCCATATGAGAAAATACAGCTGTGGCCGTACCAATTAGTCTAGAGGCGATAGCATATTTTCCAGAATTTACCACCAAATTTGGTACGGTTTTTT